TCTTCCGAAAAAGAATCGGTACGCACCACTTCATAAAAACGTCTCGGCAGAGAACCTGGAACTGGTAAAAGAATACTACCGATACAGTAGTGAGAAGGCTTTGTCGGTTCTTCCATTACACAAGCCGGAAGACTTTGTTCACATGAAAGAATACTTGAGCAAAGGTGGCGTCATCAAGGACTAAATAGCTTTTTGGAAGCTCTTTCCAGTCCTATAATGCCTAAGCTAAATCCTCTTGAAGATCTGGTAGAAGTTACTCTACCGAAAACTGATTCATTTCTTATCATCAAAGAAACACTGACCCGCATTGGCGTCCCCAACAAAGACGGTAACAAGCTGTATCAAACCTGTCACATCCTTTGCAAACGAAAAAAATTCTACATTACCCACTTCAAAGAACTGTTCAAATTGGATGGGAAGCCAGCGACCTTGACCTCGAATGATCTTGCCCGCCGCAACAGCATCATCAATTACTTGGTCGAACGCAATTTCTTTTCCCTGGCATCGGGTGAGACCAAAATGGAACCACATCTGCCGCATACAGGAAAGAATGATGACTTTACCATCATCCCCCACATTGACAAGCCAAAATGGGAACTGATTCCAAAGTACGTCATTGGCAACCCGGCCAACAAACACAAGAAAAAAGAGAAAGCTGTCGCAGCGGTAGAAACCCAGTTGACAACTTCATGACATGTGGTATCCTGAGATAGAAAGGTACATCTCAACATGAAGTTCACATATGAAGGTCGGCAGTACAGAATCACATTCACTCATCCGCAGGAAGACAACGACATTCCTGGCATCGGTCTTCGGACCCAAAGGTCATCGATTGCAAAGATCTATGAAGTTATCGGCGCAGTTCGTGATCCCGAGCAGCGTCCGGTGGCTTGCGGCAGTGTGACCTGCAACTACAAGGATCAGTTCAGCTTTGCAGTGGGTCGCAAGCTTGCCCTCCAGGAAGCTCTTAACGGCTTCGGTAAGGATTTTCGCACCGCTGCATGGAATTGCTATTTGAATCGCAACAACACGACCGCAGCAGCATCAGGAGTCTAATGGAAACAACGACAACAGAAAGTAGACAGGTAATAAGGGCGTCTCTGCGCAACGAGAATTTCATTCGTATGGGTCCTGCTGAAAAGCACAATGGAAACCCGCTGCGCAGAGAGCGCAGAAGCATGTCCCGAGCGTTCGCAGCCGGGGCTTGGAAAAATCGTAAGAAAGCACTTGACAAGTAGATACATCTTGTGCTAAGATGGTTTTGTTAGCGAGATTCAAGCGAACCGAAAAGGAAAACATGAAAAGCGCATACAAAACGGTAATCGTGATGGGGTACGGTGCTTACAGCGGCAAGCACAAAAGTGGCAAGGTCATGCGCCGTACCGCAAAGAAGGTCGCCCGTCGCCTGGACGACCGCAACAGCAACTAAGTTTTCAAGGGTTTAAGTAATTTCTGCTGCACTAGTTTACATGGTGAAAACGCCTGTGCGACTGCTAGGGACTGTAGAATTTGTCAAAAGTCTGGTAAGCGAGTACACAGAGTCCACAATGTTCCATAGATTGATGCCTTACCAACATCGATCTACGTATGTGGCGCAGGAGAGACTGGTTCGAATCCAGTGTACGGCAGAAATTACTTAAACCCGAATCTATCGGTAAGGGATAATGGGCACCTGGAAAGTGCAACCTCAAGTGAGCGGTAATGCGGCGAGTGGGGGTTCCATAGGTAGATTTGTTCGAGATGTGTTGTAAAATGGCCGAGCACAGATAATTGTCAGTACCATCGGAACAAAGTCATTTGAGTCCGTTAACGATTAGTGTACTGGGGGCTGACAGCCAGCGGAGTGGATGTCTAGGAAGTCTCTAGAGGGTGAAGCTTCAATAGCAAAGCGGTGGTCCTGCGATAATACGGACTCGCTATCATCCACATTTACTGATTGATAAAGTGCCATAAAATACGCCTAAACTTAATCAAACACTATGACCGAAATGATCGCTCGTTAGAGTATGCTTTAGTCGAATGAGGGCATACGAGTCCGAGCCAAATGACGTTCGATACAAGGAAGCCCGGTTGGTGCTTCCCCAAGTGAGAAAGAGATAAATCCAACCCAGATGTTGTATCGTCTCAGTACTGGCCCACAACGGCTTCGGGTACTGAGGAATGATCTGATCCAGGCCGGAAGTTAATACAGCGCTTCTGGTGACTCTTTGTTTGCGACCAAATGAGCACACTAGTCCACAGTAGAAGAATCTACGGGAGGTAGAGCCATGTAAAACCCTAACCTTAATTAAATCAATTATATATGCGTTCTGAGGCCCGACAGGAAACCACACCCTGTCGGGCCTTCTGTGTTTTAAATTCGAATTTCTTGTGATGACATCTTGACAAGTAGATGTATCTTGTGCTATGATGGAATCACGATGAACAACGAACTGAAGCAATACGAAGTGGTTCCCGGCAACCTGGATACGCTGAAAGCGAAAATCGTCAAGTTGAACCGGAAGGCTGTCAAGCTTGGTACTTCCCCCATCGTCCTCACCGTCGTCGGTGAAAAGTTCGTCAACCGCATCACCGAAGGTGGTGTCAACCGCAAGGAACGCAAGATCCTGGTCACGGTCACTGGTGAGACTCCCAAGTTGAACGGTTGGACCATCACCACCGTCATCGAGCATACCGAAGGTGGCAACATCCTTCGTGCAGTTCCGCCCTTCACCCTCGAATCTTTGGATTCCAAATATCGCACGGTCGCTGCGACTTGCGATCATTGCGGTTATGATCGCCGCCGCAAGGACACCTACATCGTTCGTCATGACGACGGACGTACCGCTCAGGTTGGCCGTACCTGCCTCAAGGACTTCACCGGACACAACTCCCCGGAAGCGATTGCTACTTGGGCCGAATGCGTTTCGATGTTGGATGGCATGATCGAAGGTTTCTGCGGCACGGGTAGCGAATATTATTTCGACCTGAAAGAAGTTCTGACTCTCGCTTCGTGCGTCATTCGCCGGGACGGTTTCGTCAGCAAAAAGGCTGCGATGGAAAATGATCGGTTGGTTCCTACGGCATCGGTCGTAAGCTGGCTGCTTCGTCCTTCGGTGAACAACGAAGATGCTCAGGACAAGCTGGTTTATGTCGTGGCGGATTCCGACGAATCGCTGGCTGAACTGGCTCAGGAATGGGCTTCGACGCAGGAACCCAAGGTTGAAGCGGATTATCTCTGGAATCTGCGGGTTGTCGCCAACATGGAAGCCATCACGAGCCGCAATTTTGGTCTGGCGGTTTCGATGATCTCGGCCTATCAACGTGAGGTTGGTCGTCTGGCTGAAATCGAACGTCAGCGTGCGAATCGCCCGGTCAGCCAGTTCGTCGGCACCATCGGCAAACGTGAAGAGTTCACGGTCACCGTAAAGAAGCTGGTCGGCTGCGAAGGTTCTTACGGTCACACCACGCTCCACATCATGGAAGATCAGGCAGGTAACAAGCTGTCCTGGTTCGCTTCTGGCTATGCCAAAATGGAAGAAAATTGCACTTACGTCATCAAGGCCACGGTCAAAGCGCAGGAAGTCTATCGTGGCGAGAATCAGACTCAGCTTACACGGGCCAGCGTCGTTTCGGAGGTTGGCCCCGTAGCCCTTCCTGATGCGATGGTTCTCTTCCCGGCTGTTGCATAATGACTGGTGAGATGCTATTCTCAAAGTAGACATGAATAACATTGCAGTCATTTACGCTCCGTTTCAGACGCCTTCCCTTCGAGGGTATCACGAGGAAACGATTCGGGACATTCTAAAAGATCACAACATCACAATCATCACTCTCCCAGTAAATCGTGTTCCGTTCAGTAAAAATGCTCCATTGGATTTTACGATGCGAATGGAAATGATCGAAGATAGATTCATCGGAAAAGTTCTTATCGTGCCTGTCACCCAAAAGAAATATCTTTGGGATCAGACTAACACCTTAGAACAGGCTGTAATCAAAACGCTATCCGATCATTACATCGAATACAATCCTCAAGCCATTCATTTTTTCTCTGATCGGACGCAGCCGCCTTTGTATTGGTTGACTGCCAGAACAAATTTTCTCTATCACGAAGTTACATCCCGCAATTTCGTCATCAAAAATCCGTACTGGCCGATAACAGATGAATGCGATTCGATGGAACTTTTTCGTAGGGGTGTGATCTACGGACTGAACAAACAATTTCCGATCAACTATCCGACCGTCGATATCGCCGTAAGCCGTGTTTTTCGTGGAAAACTCCAATACCTCCTGGCGAAGAAGCCCGGTGAGCGAGGATGGCGGTTTGCTGGTGGTTTTAAGGACCGTGGTGACGTTTCTTTGGAGTTCGCAGTACTCAGGGAAGGTGGAGAGGAACTTTTGCGTAAAGGGGTTAATCCCAACGAAGTTTTTACGAAACCTTTATACATTTGCAGCATGAACGTCAACGACTGGCGTTACCGAGACAACCCGGATGGCATCATCACTACCTTTTTCGAAATCAATTTCCTGGGTACTGACGATCAGCTTGAAGCGGGCGACGATCTTGCAAACGGCGGAATGATTCAGTGGTGGGATCTGGAAGCAATTTTGGACGCAGATATGGAAGGCGAACACGTCAACTTGCTGCATGAACTTTTGAAATTCAAAGGATATTCCAATGCTTGATCTCGATCTTCCGGTAGTCTGTGTCAACTGCAAAAAGAAGTACATGTGTACGCCTGCGAATGATTATTATGGTCCCGAAGGTGTACCACAAGATAACATTAGCGGTCGCTGTTGGAATTGTATGCTTAATTCGCATGGTTTCGAAAACAGTCCCGAGCCAGCAAACCCCAACGTTTTACAACCAATAACACGAGTGAAAAATTATGTTTCCTGAATCAATCACAACCAAAGAATTGGTCAAACGCATTCACGCTACTCCGCAGCGGGGAGTCATCTTTGCTACTGGTGGTGGCACCGACATTTATCCGATGCTGCTCCGACGTGGTGGCGGGTCCGCTACGCTGCTCGATGGTCAAATTCCGTACAAAGAGACCAGAACCGATGAACTTCTTGGTGGCAAGCCTGAGAAGTACGTTAGTGAGCAAACTACGAGGCAATTAGCGATGGCTGCTTACATCCAAGCCATCAAAGGCGAACCGAAATTTGATGATGGACGATATTTCAAATCTGCGCCTCCTCCGTTCTTCGGCGTAGCTTGTTCTGTGTCCTTGCAGAAGACACCAGAAGAACGGGCTGGCCGCATCCACTACATCTATGCAGCTTTGCAGACTGGTAATAAAACGGTCTCGCTCTCATTGGTGCTCGATCCGACAAATCCCATTCGATGCTCCGCATTGACTGCGGAAACTATTCGTGAAAATGAAGAGTATGCCACATCACTTCTGATGCTGAATTTGGTAGCTGAAGCCTGCGGACTCAAAGAACGAGTTGAAACCGGATTGGAAGCTTATACGATCCGTACTGAGTCCACTTTACACAAAGCAACTTCTCTTCTGCCGGGATTGATCGATGGCTCCGTCCAACGCATTGGAATCGTTGTTGTGAATGGTGTATTGGTCGATAGTGTTAACGGGCGAGATTGGTGCGGCTGGAGAGATGCTGTTCATTCTGGTTTGATTCTCCCTGGCAGTTTCAATCCGGTCCACGATGGTCATTACGAAATGGCCGATTACGCATCGACCCTACATTGGTCCGGTAAAACTGAATTTGAACTAAGCATTCGGAACGTTGATAAGCCGCTCCTGGATTTCATTACTATCGAGAATCGGATCAAAGCTTTCAGAGGAAAGCAGGTAGTCTGGCTTACCAATGCGCCGACGTTTCTCGAAAAGGCAAATTTGTTTTATGGCGCTACCTTTGTCGTTGGTTACGATACGGCGAAACGGATTGTTGATGAGAAGTATGGTCCGATAGATCCGGTAATGGAAACCTTCAACGAAAGGCGAACGCAGTTCATCATCTTCGGGAGGGAAAAAGATGGAGTCTTTCAAAGCGGCCTGGACGAATTTCCAGAATCGTTTAAACAGCTTTCTGTGGCAATTACTCATCCACTGCGAACGTCGGCTGTCTCGTCTACAGCAATCCGCCATCAGCAGGATGCCGCATCTTCATCTTGAAGATTATTTGAAGATGTATCATTGCGATCTCAAGGTCGCTCGTGCTAACATGAAAGCAGTAAAGAAAGCGATGGTAAGAAGACGACATGCAGAACGACGAACTAAAAGTTAGAGCAAAGTACACCTACTTACCACGAAATGGTTGCTATCTTGCCTCTTCAAAGGTTTACGATGAATGGGGTACGGGTACGACAAAAAAAGCGGCAAAAGAATCGTTGCTTCGAGCAATTCAATCTATAAGAGATAAAGAAAAGGAAACCAACAATGAGTAACATTATCATCCCGAGAGGGTCAAGCGAACGAAGTATTACGAGGCGCACTGACGCTTACAAGATCAGCCATCACTTATTCTATGAACCCGGCATCAAGTGGATGTACGATTACATGGAAAGCCGTGGTGGAGAGTTTGGTGACATCACACCTTTCGGAGCACAGGCTTTGTGTTGGAAGGAATTCACCGGACCTCGTATCACAGTCAAACAGGTCGAAAGTGATCGCAGATTTTACAAAGAGTTTTTTGGCTTTGATGGCGTCTATGATTATGACGCCTGGATGTTCATTGCACGAGAATTGGATGGCATTCTGCCTCTCGAAGTCTGGGCCTTGCCTGAAGGTCTGAACGTTCCGGTTCGCACTCCGATTGTGACCTACTTCAATACTCACAAGGTCATGGATCACATCATCAACGGCCAGCGCAAAATCATCAAAAACTTCGGTCACAAAGTTTCGATGCTGCCGGGATTCCTTGAACCGACGATGTTTCACGTCTGGGCACCGACGACAGTCGGTACTTACTCCCAGCACATCAAGAAAGTGCTCTATCAGGCTCTACAAGAGACTGGTACGCCGGAAGCCATCCGATACATGCTTTGCGACTTCGGATTGCGTGGCGTGTCTTCTTTCGAGTCTGCTGAGGCTGGTGGTGCGGCTCACTTAGTTCACTTCTCGTCTTCGGACAACATTCCGTCCATCGCTTACATCAACGAATTTTACGGCGACGGAAAGTTCGACCAACACGGTGAACCGACTTACTTACCGTGTAATGGAGTCTGCGCAACCGAGCACTCCGTCATGACTCATAAAGGTTTGGAATACGAAGCCGATGTAGTCGAAGGCGTTTTTGAAAAATGCCCGACTGGAATCATTTCCATCGTCGCTGATTCGAAGAATCTATGGGAATTCGCATCGGACATCCTGGGTACTCGTTTTCGTGAAACCATCATCAATCGTAATGGTTTGACTGTCGGTCGTCCTGATTCCGGTGAACCGATTCCTACCATGCTCAAATTCCTCTGGCTGCTTGGTGAGAAGTTCGGAACCCACCTGAATTCGAAGGGCTACAAGATGCTGGGCCTGCCGGAACACAGGGGCAAGATCAAAGCTTTGCAGGGTGAGAAAAACACCTATGATGCGATCTACGATATGGGTCGTGCATTGAAAGGTGCGGGCTGGTCGATTGATAACATCGCTACCTTCGGTCAAGGTGGAGCGCTGTTACAGGGTCACACTCGTGATGAATTGAACATGGCCGTAAAGCTGTCGGCTCTCGAAGACAAATACGGCAACGAACGCCTTGTCTACAAGGACCCGATTACCGATCCCGGCAAGTATTCGAAGCGTGGTCGGTTCGCTGTCCTGCGCAAGCAGAATCCGGTTACTGGTGAATCCAAGATTACCTGGGAGCAGTTGAAACCGGGTGAGGAAAACCGTGAAGGTAACCTGCTTCGCCCGATCCTACGAAACGGTGAAATGCTCCATACCGACACGTTCGAAGAGATTCGTGAACGTGCCGACGAATGGATGAAAACGGCCTAGATACGTCTACTTGACATGGGATGTCGAACCTGTTATACTGGTCTTTTATGACATCCCATGGTTCAGTAGCAAAGTCGGTTCGCCAAAGAAAAGAAGCCCATCCTGAGTTGTACTGTGCGGTCCAGAAGTGTCTCTGGTGCACCGACGAGAAGTACTGTCCAAATCACAAACACCTGGAGAAAAACAAAAGCAATGTCAATGTCAACGACCGTAGTGGGAATTAAGCCGCCTGACGCTACTTTCCAAAAGATGTTCGATGCGTACAAAGCCTGTGAGGAAGCCGGGGTCGAAATTCCCAAGGCTGTAGATAAGTTTTTCAATGGAGAAATCCCTGATCCGGCTGGAGTAGTTGTAAGTTTGCGCAACAAACCGGGTTGGGGCGTCGAACCTTGGGAGGATGAATCCGCATCTGGTTTTGAGGTCGATCTGACCAAGCTTCCCAAAGACATCAAAGTCCTTCGCTTTTTCAATTCCTGGTAACCTTATGACGGACGAACAAATCCAAAAGAAACTCGATCAGATTCAAAAACTCGCCAACGAATTGGACGATGAAGCCAAAGCCCGGTACGGTCATTCGGGGAACATCTTTCTCGATGCCGAGGGCGGAATCCACATGATGGATGGCGACGAAGACGAAGGAATCTATGAGCGGCAATCGCATATTAAATTCTCTTGTAAAGGAATCTGCCGGATGGGTGCAGGAGCTTGGTAATGAAACAATTTTTGATGTTCACAACCTTGCCTCACTACGAACTGGGAGTTATGTGTGTCGTAGCTGAGAATGAAGAAGAGGCGAAAAGACAGTTCCGGCTCTTTTACGGGAAAGAACCGCATGAGACGTTTTCGTCTGAAATTGGAATTGCAATCCATACCGAATTTGACGTGGGATAAAACATGAAACTGAAAATCAAATCTGTGCAAGTGATCGAAGAGAGAGATTGGTCCAATCTTGTCGAAGAGACTTATGGGCGTCCTTACAACTTCCAGCAGCAAGACGGGTGTCAAGCTAGAGGAACCCATAATCTAACTGTTCCCGAGGACGACAACGATGAATATATGAACGATTCCGTGCCGGAAATCGTCAACCACGAAGAGATGGGCGTGAAGTTTGCCGTCTGGCTTGCTCGTGATCCTAAACAACCACTCTGTTTCGTCCTTACGTCAAATACCCAAGAACATACCATCTTCCATGGAGTCCTGGTCTGACGGATGATGATCGGCGGCTCCCTTCGACTAAAGTTTTCGAAGGTAAGATGGTCGTCATTACAAAAAAGATGGATGGAGAAAATACGACTCTCTATCCAGACTACATGCACGCCCGCAGCCTCGAAGAGGAGCACCACGAATCCCGAGGTTGGGTCAAGAAACTTCATGCCGACATTTGCTGGAACATCCCAGTCGGCTGGAGAATTTGCGGCGAGAATCTTTACGCACGACATTCCATCATCTATGATGAATTGCCATCTTATTTCATGGTATTTTCGATCTGGGATGAGAACAACATTTGTCTTAGCTGGGATGATACAGTCGAGTACGCAGGCGTCCTGGGTTTATCTACGGTCCCTTTGATCTACCGAGGAATTTGGGACGAAGAATTGGTTCGTGAACTTGGAAACAAAATTGATACTAACAGACAAGAAGGCTACGTAGTACGAATCGCTGACGCATTCCCTTATGGAGCGTTTCGTAAGAGCATTGCAAAATGGGTCCGTAAGGGACATGTGCAAACTACTCACAACTGGAAAATGCGTACAGTTGTAAAAAACGGATTACGCAATGACACCACAACTCAACAACCATAAAAAACCTCAAACCGTGTCGTTCATTTTTACGGATCACTTTGTCGAACGCATGAAAACCCGGCTCCCGGCTGACTTTGAATTTCCTTCGGTAGGATCTTTCGTTCGCCTGCTTACGGTCGAAGATACTCTTCAAGAAAAGAAGATGCTTCTTTTGCTAGTTCACGGAGGCGCTATTGTCTGTCGCTGGCATGGACCCGCCAATCAAATTGTTGTCATTACCGCTTACGATGACGATCAATTACATCGGCTCCAGGCGAGACGCAATTCTCGTTTCATGCCTGTAAATTCTCGCTGCTATGAAGTTGCTTCTATTCTACTCCCGGCTAAGACTTTGGTGAATGCAGCATAACGCTACATATTCATCAGGATGAAGACCGGACTAGAAATCAAAATCATCGAATGGCCTGACCAAAGTAGGCATGTTGCTGTTCATTTTTTAGTGATCGATCAGATGGTTACAATGAATGCAGAAAGCGCCAAACACCTTGCGTTCTTGCTAATGCAGTGTGCAGATTTCATTGATCCGCCCTTCTCCGATGCCAATCCAGAGTCAGAAAGCATTTTCGGCCCGTATGAACCTCAGAACGAAGAGGACGACGGGGAAGATGAAAATTTAGGTGCATCTACTTGACTTTGGTTTCAAACCCGGATAAGATATAGATAGAATGTCAGCATACGCAGTTATGGAACAACAAAAGACCGTGGTCATTTCCGCACAGGATAAGTGGACCAAGGCAGATCAATTTGGCCGGGAGAAGATGCTCGATGTCATCAGTGAATCCCGCTCTAGAGCTTCCCTTTCGTGGAAGAAACTCCCTTACATCGTCAAGCTAAACCTCTCCAATCGAAAGTGGACGGCCTAGATACGTCTACTTGACATTTTACCAAAATCCTGGTAAGATGAATCATGGACGAAATTCAAGCCCTTATCAACGTAGATCCCGATTCCATTGACCTGGACGCATCAGAACCATTGTCTTTGGAGCAACAACATCAAATTCTCTTCGGTTTCCGAGGCGATTCGGTGGTGAATGACACCCTCGATCCGACCTCTCGTGCCGTCTATGCGGTCGCTGGCCCTATTGCAAAGGCTGGTATTGCCATTGGCCTTATCATCGGCATTGTCGGTGCCGTGGTCGGAACTGCCATCGTTGGTGGCCTTGTTTATTGCATCTTGAAAGGATAACTTCGTGAATTACCGATACCAAATTTTCCTCAATGAAACTTACGACCCGACCAGGGAATACTCCCATTTTGACGGGTACGTTCCCGGCGCACATATGGAACAGGTTTACTCTGGAACCGTCACTGGCGACGAGGATATACCTGGATCAGTACGGTGCAGGCGTCAAGTTTTAGAAGACCTTTTCGAAACGTTCAACATCGCTCATCCTGCCGACTACGCAAATCGGTCGGTCAGCGTCGGTGACATCATCGTCATCATTGACGAAGAGTGCTGGGCGACGGCTTACGCCTGCGAAAACATCGGCTGGAAAGTAGTCGATAACTTTGATCCCGAGGTCAAGAACCCTTTGTGGACTGATTATCGGTCGAGAAAGGCGGGCTGCTAATGAACGCCTGTTGTATTGTTCTGACAGACAAAGAAGCGTTTCGAAATGAAGTCCTGCGGGATTTCATTCCGAGTCAACTAGAGAGATATTATGACTACGTTGTCCTGGTCCCTTGTACGACCGAGGAAGCGTTAATTCTCTCTATGGACTTCTTATCTCTGATGCCGTGTTTTGAAGAGAAAGATTATTGCGGGACCGTTCTGATCGAGGATAAACTTCACCGAGTTTTTGTTGTTGGATAGTAGTTGACATGTCATCTCATCTGTGATCTAATTGATGATGTTATGGAACCTCTCACACTGACGACAATCAAACGGCAAGTGACAACTTACAGCGATCAAGAGCTTTCACCGGGCGCAAAGCGCTGGGGCTTGACCGTCGATCAAGAACGGCAACGGCTTGGCTTCCTGCAATCGGAGCAAGGCGAATGGCCTGTGGGCCTAAGACGGACTCTTTTAAGTGCGAAGGCAGGAAACTATCCTGGTGTTCCGACCTTCTCTAGCGATATTCTGAATTGGAGTATCGTGACGTGGTTAAAGTCGCAGCCTCTTTCGGTTGCGGCCTAAATACAGACGGCCCTATCGTCTAACAGGATAAGGCATAGGTCTTCTAAACCTAGAATCGAGGTTCGAGTCCTCGTAGGGCTACCAAAACTCAAGAAAAGGATATGCTTTGAAAAAAGGTTTCATTTTCGCAAAGACATCAACCGCTCTCTTTTACTACGATGTCATTAAATACTTTGCAGAAAAAGGTATTGAGCTAGTTGAAGTTTGGGATGATGAATGCAGGTTCACTGTCGTCCTGGGTGGAGATGGGAGCGTTCTAGGCGCATCTCGTCAAGCACATCAATATCCAATCTTCGTCATCAACACCGGGCACCTGGGATTTCTTACGTCGTGCTCGAAAGAGAATTACCGACAAGCCATCGACGCCTTTCTTGAAGGTCATTTTACTTCTACTGTCCGTAAGCTGTTGGAACTCACCATTGGCGACAAAAAATTCACAGCTTTGAACGATGTTGTAATCAAAGATTTTCCGACTGGCGACGGTCTTGCCCGCTTAGTCGAATTGAGCCTTTACGCTGGAGATGAGCTTGTATGCCATTACCGGGCTGATGGCTTGATTGTTTCGACGCCGACAGGCTCTACAGCTTACAACCTCTCTGCGAACGGTCCTATCGTTCATCCCAACTGCATTTCACTTTTTGTCGTGACGCCGATTTGCCCGCAGGGACTTTCACAACGGCCTTTGATTCTCCCGGCTCGATACGGAACGGAACCGATCACGCTTAGAGTGAAATCTGACGACTGCAATTTGTTTGCGACTATCGACGGCCAGATAGGGTATCGACTGCAAGGACAGGACGCTCTCATCAAGTTCGATGGAACTTCTGTTGAAGTCGTAAACCCGGATCTGAGCTATTTCGAAATCTTACAAAAGAAACTAGGATGGGGGTACAAACTCGTATGATGACTTACACCGAAGCCAAAGCCAAAGCGTTAGAGGATGCTCATCGATATGATGAAGTTTGCCTGATCATTCGAGAAGTAGACAACCATGAAAAGTTTCTGGTGGTCTCCGAGAATGCTATGGTGATCGTCATCAATCCGACCGAGCGATTTGTAGCGGTCCATCCCGATGGAACTTGTCTCGCACTTCACCGGGATGCGAAAGATCTTGTATGACCCTCGATAATCAATTTCGAGCTTCCATGATTCGTGGGTTCGCCCAGCGATTAGTCGGCCCATGTAACGATTACCAGATCATGTTGGTTGCGGCCTCCAAAAAAATCATAGTCAAGATGACCGGGGTTCTGGAAGACCTCAGTGAAGATGATTCGATAAAATTGTACGACTGGCTTAGTAGAGAAAAATGAAGTTTCCTTGTCGCTACTGCAAAAAGGAACACCATACCCTATCCGCTCGTCTGAAATGTGAATGCGGGGAGTCTTTGGAAAGTTCAATGGAACTCGCTGACAAGTTACAGCGAGAAGAACAGATTGAACTGTATCATCAAAATGAAGGTAAGTTAATTGTCACAGATCGCCGCACGTCTTCAAAGATGCAAATGTAAATACCGTTGTGGCTTCTGAACTTTCATTACTCATTCCCGATTTTAGAAAAAAGGTCATTGACGTTCTGGCTGCTTGCGCTGCAAGTGGACACCAGATGGAGTCAATTTCGACTATCATTACGCCGTTAGAGCAGGCAAATCATTGGAAACAAGGTCGTTCGGTCACTGACGCTGAATTGAAAACACTCGCCTTAGAAAAAGCTGGTGCTCCTTATTTGGCAGAGTGTATGCGCTGCGCTAAAGCACACGAAACAAACCTAGTTACTGATACTCTTCCTGGGTTTTCCTGGCATCAATGGGGTGAGGCGATTACCTGCGTCTGGGTAGATAAACGATCCGGCAAACTTTGCTGGAACATTCAAACTCTCGGTTATCAAGTCCTGGCGGCACAAGCTGAGAAAGTCGGCCTGTTCGTAACCGGATCGGAACTGCGGTTGCGAGAGAAATTCCCGGCAGACCTATTTTCCCTCCAAGAAATCGACGCCGAGATGTTCAGAAGGTATACAAAATGAAACTAGCCAGTGGAATACTTCCCTTAGCAGACAATACCAAGCAAATATGCCTAGCGTGGCGGGCACCGCAGATTCCAGAAGGAAATTGTTGGGGCGTCATCGGCGGCATGTTGAAAGACGGAAAAAGCTTCAAAGAGAATGCGCTGATCGAACTCGAAGAAGAAATGGGCTACGACGGCCCAATAGAGCTTCGCCACGCCCTCAAATACCGGGTTCCGGGGTTCACCTACCAGAACTTCTTGGGAATCGTCCCAGAGCCTTTTACGATGGCTCCGACCGATCCTGAATTTGCCATGGAAACCAGCTTCATCGAATGGGTGTCCTACGACCAACTTTATGAAATGGTAGACAATCGTTCATATCAGTTTCATAAAGGGCTGTTATGTTTGTTGTACGAGAGCCAGAAACAGATTTGGGAGATACTCCACGACCAATGAAACAACGAACGCACTACCGAGCAGTATTTCTTTCGGACTTTCATTTGGGGTTCCGAGGTTGTAAGGCGAAGCAGTTACTTTCGTTTTTGAAATCGATTGAATGTGATCATCTGTATCTGGTAGGCGACATCTTCGACATGTTCGCCATGAAGAACAAAATCTGGTGGAATCCAGATTGTACAGCGGTCCTGCGGCGGCTGTTAAAGATGGCGAAGTTTGGGACAAAGATCACTTACATCATCGGGAATCACGATGACCCAATCCGACATTTCATCCCGTTAAATTTTGGCGACGAAATTGAGATTGTCGATGAAGCATTTTATACGACATCATCCAGCCACAAATACGTCATTCTTCATGGTGATGTTTTTGATTTTGTTCCTAAGTGGCTTACGATTTTGGGGAGCCATCTTTACGACCGTATTGTCATGCTAAGTTCGGTCCTGCATCATACCCGAATGGCAATGGGTTTCAAACGATATTGGTCCCTAGCCGCTTTTCTAAAAAAGAAGACGAAGCGTGCGCTGTCAGCAATCAAAAGTTTTGAGACTGCGGTCACTCAGTACGCCCGCCATAAAAAATGCTACGGCGCTATCACCGGGCACATTCATAATGCAGTCATCAATATGGAAGATGGAATTGAATACGTAAACTGTGGGGACTGGATTGAATCGTTAAGTGCGGTGGTCGAAATTGAAGATGGTTCGTTGGAACTCATTCACTGGCACGATATGACGAAGGAAGGGATAGAAGATCCCATAGTCCTAGCTGCGTAATCTCATTGAGAGTTTCTGTGACGGTGTGATGTAAGATTGCAGTTCCACCGTTCTCTCGCCATTCCCTTACGTTCGTCGGGTGGTCATCAATCAGCAGACTGTCGGGATTAGAAAATTCTCTCTTTTCTTTCCGACTGACGATGAAGACTCGATCCTTAGTTATACCTAAATTGTCGATGCACCATTGGATTTTTTCAGCGGGACATGATGGGTAAATGTCAGCGGGAGGAGTGGCAGAGAGAATGAACGGATTGTATTGCCGAAGTTGATTCCAGAGAGATTCGGCTCCTGGCATCCATTCGAGGTTGAGCCAAAAGTTGATACATGTATCGGACAAGTGCCTGAATTTTTCCGGGTCGGTGCCGAGAGACGGGTCGTTAAATTCTTTTCCTAAAGCCTTTCTAGCGCCCGCCAAGAAATTGACAAGTACTTGATCCAGATCAACATAAACTTTCATCTGGTTCTCAGAATACCACGGATCTCATTTTTGTCCAGCGGAGTTGACAAGATTTCATCTCGTGGTAACCTAAGATAGTTCAACAAAGAGGCAGATGAGTAATCGATATTACACGAATATTTTCCGCAGTGGAAATTACCTATATGTAAGAGAAGTAAAAGACGGCAAACGTCGCAGATTCAAGACCGAGTACAAACCCACCCTTTACATTCCCTCCAACAAGTCATCCCAAAAGTTCCAGGCCCCTGATGGGACACCTGTCGAGCCAATTAATCCCGGTACGATGGGGGATTGCTACCAGTTCATCAAAAAATACAGTGAAGTCGATAACTTCAGCATTTATGGTAACACAGGCTACGAGTACGCTTACCTAAATGAGAATTACCCAGGCGTAGTCGAATACAAGTCATCCCAACTAGTTATAGCTAACATCGACATCGAGGTCGATTCAAAGAATGGCTATTGCGAAGCCAAGGATGCCACCAACGAAGTCACAGCCATCACCGTAAAGAGTTCGCTCGATGGCATCTTTCATGTCTTCGCCTGCAAACCGTTCGATGAGGTTGCTTACAACCAAGAGCATCCCGATAGTCAAATCTCATATCATCAATGCGAAGATGAAATTGATTTGCTATGTCAGTTCCTCGATCTCTGGGAAACTCTGGAGCCGGATATTGTAACCGGATGGAATATTCGAATGTTCGATATTCCGTACTTGGTCAATCGAATCTCTCGCATCTTGGAAGAGAACCAAGTCAAGCGCATGTCTCCGTGGGGCATCGTAAAAGAAGGCACCGTCAACATCTTCAACAAGCCCGAGATCGTCTACGAATTGGCGGGCATTAGCATCCTCGACTATCTTCTCATCTACAAGAAGAACGTCCTTGAACCTCGTGAATCGTATCGCCTGGATTACATCGCTCAGGTTGAATTGAAAGATGCCAAAATTGATTACGGCGAGTACGGAACGCTTCAGGAATTGTACGAAAAGAACTTCAAAAAATTTGTCGAGTACAACATCCACGACGTTCGTCTGGTAGACCGCATCGATCTCAAACGCAAGTTGATTGAGCTTCAGTTATTGGTTGCCTATCACGCCAAAGTCAATTACGTCGATGTCTTGTCTCAGGTGCGGACCTGGGATACATTGATTTGCAACACCCTGTTAGAAAAAGGAATTGTGGTTCCTCAGAAATCGGACGTTGACAAGAACACCCAATTCATCGGTGCCTTTGTCATGAAACCGATTCCCGGCATGTACGAATGGATCGTCGCCCTCGACGTGGTTTCGCTCTATCCAAACATCATGCGGGCGCTGAACATGGGAATGGAAACCAAGATTCCATTGAAAGAACTGACGCCGGAAATGCGTCGTTACCAATCTTACATCAATTCTCATTTGGTGACCGCCGATGATGAAGGCAAGATGAACGTTAATCCCACGACCATTACTCAGGCTTTGTCGGATGAACTCATCATGCATTTTATGGAGCATGAAGTCACGGTCGCAGCGAACGCTATTTTCTATAAGAAATCTCCTCAGAGCTTGTACTCCGTCATGATTGAAGAACTCTTCAACAATCGTGTCGCTTACAAGAAACGCATGAAGCTGGCTGTCAAAGAACTTGACACCTGTACCGATCCAGTTCGCAAAGCAGAACTTGAAACCGAAAAATCCATTTTCGATCTCAAGCAGCACGCTACCAAGATCCTCCTGAATTCACTTTACGGCGCTATGGGCAACCAATACTTCAGATTTTTCGACGTACAAAACGCAGAAGCGGTCACAACAACAGGTCAGTTCCTCATCCAATACATCGGCCAGGGAATGAATGACTTCCTGAATCGGAAGCTCAAAACCGAAGGACAAAAATTCGTCGTCTATTCGGATACGGATTCGGTTTACATTACCCTCAAATCGGTAGTGGACAAATACTATCCTGAAGGCGACGTGATGCAAAAGACGGCCTTTGTCGATAAGATTTGCAAAGAAATGATTCAGCCGGAACTGGATCGGTTATTCACTTATGTCAGTGAGCGATTTTTGAATGCCGCTACCAACACCGAGGGCAAAGGTTACTTGGCAATGAACCGGGAAATCATCGGTGACAAGGGAATCTGGACCGCCAAAAAACGCTACATCGTCAATGTCCGAGACAAGGAAGGAATTCGTAAGCCAAATGGCGAATTGAAGTACATGGGCGTCGAGATTAAAAAGACGACTGTGCCGAAGTTCTGTCGGGACGCCATGGAGAAAGCTGTCCGTATCGTCATGGAAAAAGACCAGCAGACTTTGTTCCAATTCGTCTCTGAGACTGAAGCCGAATTCCGCAAACAGCCGATTGAAAATGTCAGCTTCCCGAGGAGTGTCAACGGCCTAACAAAGTACGGTCATCCGCATACTACATACATCAAAGGAACACCTTTCCATACCAAAGGGGTCCTTACCTATAACAGACTTATCGATCAACACGGAGTAGTCGGCCACTATCCAAAAATCAAAGATGGTGAGAAGATGAAATTCTTCTATCTTCGAGAACCGAATCCGTTCGGCGTCAATGCGATGGCTTTTCTTACTACGCTCCCGACCGAGTTTGGTGTCGAGGAATATATCGACTGGGAAATGCAATGGAAGAAGAGTTTCATTGAACCTTTGATGCTCATTCTGAATGCAATCAAATGGGACACCCAGCCACGGGCTTCGATCTCATTCCTATTCGAATACGATGATGACAATAATGTCACCCTAATTGATCCGACTCTCGAACAGGATGACGATCTTGATCCTGAAGATGACGAATATGATGGACATGAATGCGAAGAAGATGAATGATCTGGATGAGTTGTTTGAACTCGATGAACGACCTGGACCGATGGAAACTCTGTTTGCGGATCACTTCAGAAAATCCGTTTTAGAGTTCGCTTCGACAGAGCTAGATAATCCATTATGTGAACATTGTAAGCAGTTTCATCCACTGCTAGAGAAGGCCCCGGTGCGTACTATGTACGCCAGCGGAAACCAGCCACAGCCTTTACTTTGCCCCGATTGTACCGAAGAATGGATGGAGTATTGGGATGGAATGTGGAGTGACTATTATGGTGGTCTTTTATAGACAAAATCCATATTCGTGATGTAATAGATTTAGCGCCAGAAGTAGTGGCAGGAGAAAGGAGTGCCAAAGAAGAAAGAAGATACAAAGAAAGCGGTCGTTAAAAAAGCGGCGGCAAAAACTACGAACAAGAAATCTGAAGGTGCATTTTTTGATGATCTCATGAAGGCTGCTGGAGTCGATATTCCAGTTGCTTCTAAGGTGGATGAAGTTGCGGTAACCAGTTTCTTCAGCACCGGATCGATGGCACTTAATGCCCTGTTGTCCGGTTCGCTAGACGGCGGATTTGCAGGCAACAAGATCACTGCATTGGCAGGCGAAGAAGCTACTGGAAAGACCTTCATTGCGCTTCAAGCGGTCGCAACCTTCCTCAAACTCAATCCTAAAGGTCACGTCTTTTATTTCGATTCCGAAGATGCAATTACCGAATCGATGATGTTAGATCGTGGAATCGATACCAGCCGGGTTCACAAACAACGAGTCAATACGATTCAGGATTTCCGGTTACAAGGTCATCCATCTTATTGATGCCTACCTTGCCAAGCCAGAAGCACAACGTCTTCCTATGTTCTTGGTCCTGGATTCGTTAGGAAATCTTTCGACGTTGAAAGAACTGCACGATACACAATCCGGCAAACTGAACAAGAAAGGCGAAGACACCAGGGACATGACTCGAACACCTTTGATCCGTGGTTTATTCCGTGTACTTACCATCAAGCTGGGCGAAGCAAAGGTAGCTCTGCTAATGACTAATCACACTTACGCTTCGATGAATCCCTATGGTCCTTCAAAGACTATGAGCGGTGGTGGTGGTCTCAAGTACGCAGCTTCGACCATCGTTTTCCTTTCGAAGAAATCGTTCCGAGATGAAAAGGACAAGAAAGAAGTCCTGGGTTCGATCCTTACGGCAACATTGGATAAGAGTCGGTTCACTCGCTACGGAAAGCAGGTAGACATTCTCCTGCGTCATGATCGTGGCCTGGATCAATATTACGGTTTGTTCGACCTGGGAAAGAAGTACGGCCTGATTAAGATGGTCGGAAAGGAATACACCTTCCCTGATGGGCAACAAGCTTCTCGCAAAGACATCGCAGCCAAGCCTGCGGACTTCTTTGATACGCCCGTCAATCGAGCCGCTTTCGAAGAAATGGTAGCAAAAGCGTTCTTGTTCGGAAAGGGCGAGGAAGCTCCTCTCGATCCGATTGAATCTGACGATGAAGTGTTTGAAATCGATCAGGAAGATTCTAGTGGCTGGGATTCCGAAGACAACGTAGAGAGTGCCGTCGAACAGATGGAAGAACAGTTCGAAGCCGAAGAAGAATAATGTACGAATCGTATTTGAAGACATTCCGGTATGAAAAGAGCGACACACCTTTCTGTGCCGTCCGCTTACTAGTGGAACCTTACCGGAATGTCCTCCTTTACGTGGGGAAAAATGTTCAGGAAGATGAGTCACAGCGAATTGTATTCGACTACGAGATAGTATCTGTGCCCGAGACATTTACTGAGCAAATGATTAACGAAGATTTCGATCAACTGATCGGCGGCATTATGCTGGCCATCATTGAACAGGGAAATTATGCGCAACCTGATACTCATTGATTATACCAATTGGAAAGGGCAGAGGACCATTCGTACAATCAGCCCGCCATTTACATTTTACGTCGGTAGCACCGAGTACCATCCTGAACGACAGGCTTTGGTCAAGGCTATCGATGTCGAAAAACAAGCGTACAGGACTTTTGCGATGAAAGACATACACAATTGGCTTTTCAGCCAGGAAAAAGAATGGATAGAATTGAATCAATTATACTTAGAGGTCTGATGCAAGATGAGCAGTTCATGCGACGTGTGCTGCCGTTTATCAACGCTGAATATTTTGATGGAAGAGGTTCGAAGACAGAACGCAATATCTTTCTGAAAGTCAAGGACTTCATTGACAAGTTCAACACCTTACCCACCAAAGAATCATTACTCATTGACTTAGAAGGTACTCACGGGGTCGCCCAAGATGACCTGGATGAAATCGGAGAATACCTCAACACCCTGGAAGTTACACCAGAACAACCCAACATCGAATGGTTGGTCCAGAAAACCGAGGAATGGTGTCAGGAGCGGGCCATTCACAATGCCGTTCTTGAGGTCATAACCATCCTAGACGGCACCAACACCAAGGTGGACAAGGGAATCATCCCCAAGCTTTTACAAGACGCTCTAGGGGTCTCATTTGACCCGCATGTCGGTCACGATTATCTCGAAGATGCCGACGAACGCTACGAGTTTTATCACAAGATTGATTCACGTATTCCATTCCATTTGGATTACATGAACATGATCACCAAGAACGGTGTTCCTTCCAAGACGTTGAACATTTGTCTCGCCGGAACTAATGTAGGCAAATCTCTGTTCATGTGCGACCTTGCTGCCAACTACTTGATGCAAGGGAAGAAGGTTCTTTACATCACGATGGAAATGGCCCAGGAGCGCATCGCAGAACGTATCGATGCGAACCTAATGGACCGCCCGCTAGATGAACTAGCCTTCGTTCCAAAAGAGTCGTTCAAGAAGAACATCAATCGGATCAAAGAACGAACCAAAGGTACTTTGATCATCAAGGAATATCCTACGGCGCAGGCT